CGTGGCATGTTCCTCGCAATGGTTTTTTAATTCCTCGAGGCGATCTGTTGTGGCATATCCGTTATCTAAGATCTGCTTTTCAACGTGATCAATTTTTTGTGTTAAGTCCATAATTTTCTCCTATATTAATTTGACTAAGACTCCCATCGCTGGGAGTTTCGACCATCTAGGTCTCATCAGTTAGCCTTTGCGGATATAGTGACTTGGATTGACATCTTGTCGTTCTAGGTAGCCGCTTAGTTTTTTTACACACTCCGGTCCTACTTTCCAGTGACCCATGTTGCCGAAATCATAATTTTCCACATGCTCATCATCTTCCTCATGACATATCGTATCTATCTGACCATCGCAAGAATGTATGTAAAACGATTCTTGGTCCGACGCATTTTGCAAATCTTTGTTACATAAAATGCATTGATCGTTGCTGTCATGAAATGCAAGCTTTGGAAGCATTGGACTAATCTCAACAACCGGCTGTGCAAAACCAAAAATTTCTTTGGTTGCTGGTGCCGGATTATTAGCAAGCTCTTCCAGCTTATCAAGCAATAATTCTCTAATGCGAGACAGCGAGTCTGATTCGGGGCACATAATTTCTTTACCCGTGAATTTTTTTACAAGCTCCTCAATGTCATCGGTTAGTTCTGCATAAGCATCACTGGTCATTGAAAGATCATTGTGATCTTCGTAGTATTCAAAGTTTTCAAATATTTTGTCTAAATTCATAATTTTCTCCTTTTTAAAATTTGACTAAGACCTCCTTTCTCGGGGAAAGAAAGAAGGTTTCGCTCAATCAGAGCTCATCAGTTAGCCTTACCTGTAGTAGCTTTCAGAAGCTGGTGACAAGAAGCTTGGTCTGTTAAGACGCTCCATGTACTTGTTGCCGCCCATCAAGTTAGTACGCTCAACCATTGGCTCGTTCTCGTAGAAGTAATCGTAAGTAACAACCTCTGATCCACACAAAGCCTCGTAGACTTTCCAGTCACTGTTGAATTCTTTCATGCCTTCACGGTCACCTCTTAAGAAGCCATTGTTTTCTGCAAAAGCCACATCTTTTTCAAACAACTTAAGGTGTTTATTCTTGAGCCTAGTCAAAGCAGCCTTAGCAGCTCGCTCTGTGTTCCACTCTTTGTAACCACCGTAAGATTCCATGCCGTATCTCTTACCAGTAGCCTTATTAAATATTACAAATCTATCCATAATTTTTCTCCTATGTGTTTATGAATGTTAGTTAAACTGTTTCATCCTTTTGGAATCATCAGAGGGACCACCCAGTCCCTTACAGTCGCCTTGGTGTAACGCTTTCCGAACTCGTATCCGCTTGGATAGTCAAAGCTGTGCGAGTTCCGGTTGAGTAAAAGTGCCCGAAACCAAGACACCATTAAGGTTTTAATTAGATATATGTGTTGTGCCCGCCCCCCTGTGTGTGTTTACGTTGTCTCATATGTATACACATTATACTAATGGATAGAGCTGTCAATACTTTTGGCAAAAATAATTTAATTAATTTTTAGGGGGTGTAATCGGGGAAAGAGAAAAAGACAACCAATCTACTTGAATCATTAGCCTCTATATAATACCTTTACCTAATCATGGAGATAACACAACTAGATATGAGGCTAACCAACTTAGAGAACTCGGTTAAGGAAATCATTGAGATGGTTTCCATACTTCCAAGGCTAGAAGAGAGAATGATCTCACAGAAGACCAACCTTGAGGACCACGAGGCAAGACTAAGGAACCTAGAGAAAAACCAAAGCAGGAACAACATGTTTTCCTCTTGGATCGAAAGGATAGTAATAGTAGCCATCACTCTAACACTAGCAGGTGGATTTAAGATTCTAACCGGAGCCTAGTTATCTTTTTCAAAAAGAAAGTCGAAGCGACACTTGATCGCTTTGCATATCACCCAAGCGGAACCATGGGACTATTGTCTATAAAGGGAGAGACCTTTTGGACAGCCGAGCGTCCATGGATGAACAACCAAAGATCTATCAGCTGTATCCCGTCCGGAACTTATCAATGTAAAAGATACTCATCTAAAAGATTCGGTGAGACCTATGAGATTACAGACGTACCCAACAGAACTTATATTCTTTTCCATGCTGGTAACTATCCAATAAAAGATTCAGAGGGCTGCGTGTTAATCGGGGAAGAAAAAATGGGGGACACAATTGCAGTATCAAATTCACGTAAGGCAGTTAATAGATTTAGGGAACTACTAAAGGACACAGATGAGTTCACCATTGAAGTCAGAGAATCCACTCCTCACGACTGGTCGTAATAAGACCTGCGTAGGCTGCGAAGAGACCAAGGACGAGTCAAGGTTCGAGACAACAAGGGGCATAAGACTTAATCTTTGTCGACGGTGCCGTCAAATCGGGAAAAGAAAAAAAATTAGCCAAAGCCCATATTCTTATATAGCACACCTCTACTCTCATATAGGACACAAGAGAAAAGAAACCCATGAGTTCAACCTAGATAGAGAAGACTTATATAGGATCTACGAGAAACAAAAAGGACTCTGTGCTATTACTAAGGTCAAGATGACTCACATAAAGGACGGCAAAGGAAAGCGTAAAGCAACCATGGCTAACATCTCTATAGACAGGATAGATAACTATGGACCTTACGCTCCGGAAAACATACAGCTTGTGTGCTTCGCTGTGAACATCATGAAGCACACTCATAGCATGAATGAGTTCCTTAAATGGTGTAAACTTGTAAGTAAAAACAACTAGGTGAATTATGACTATTAAAGATAAGAAACTAATGCAAAGGAAGCTCGAGTTCGTTGAGCATTTCTTGGTGACAAAGAACGCAACTGAGTCCGCAAAACGATGTGGGTATTCAGAGAAGTCTGCATATAATCAAGGCTATCGATTGATGAAGGACGATGATGTGCAAAAAATGCTTGCATGTGAGCTAGAAAAGAGCAGAGAACGCAATCTAGCAGACTCTGACGAGATCATAGAGAGACTTAAAGAGGAAGCCCTAGGTGATATCCATGGAGCAACAGCAGGATCCCGTGTGAAGGCTCTAGAGCTGCTGATGAGGCACTTCAATATGCTGGATTCCAGTCAGAAGGTCGAGCTCTCAATGAAAGATTCTTGGTTCGACAATTTAGATCTTGCCAGCTCTGATTCCTCTGATAAAAAGAATCACCTTAATTAGGCGATGCTCCGTCAAATGCTCAATAAAGTAAGTGCTCACTATCGCCACAGCCCACTCAATAGGGGGCGGGGGTGCTGGACAGGGTACCTCATATACATACACACACTACACTCTCCCTTGTCTTTCCCCCATATAGAGATTTCAGGGGGGGAGTAGTTCCTAGGGGGGCGGGGTTTCTTTAAATATGGAAATTGAAAAAAATAAATTTCAAAAAATTATAAAAACCTTCAAGGCGAATCTCAGCATTTACGCTAAGAACTGTCTTAATATTATTGACAAGAACGGTAAGTCTATACCGCTTGAATTCAATCCGGCTCAGCTTGAGCTTGATAGAATGATTAACGAGCAACAAGCTCATCATGGCAGGGTGAGAATGCTCATCTTAAAGTCCAGACAGACGGGTATTTCGACCTACTGTCAGGCACGTGGTTTTTGGAAGACGGTATCGGCTCAAAACCAGAACGCCGTAGTGGTATCTCACCTTAATGAATCCACCAAAGCTATCTTCGGAATGGTTAGATACTTCTATGATAATTTGCCACATCCGTTAGTTAAACCAGAGCTTAAAGAATCCACCACCAGTTCGCTTCAGTTCACCCATGGATCTAGGTGGCGTATTGCGACGGCGAGAACCAGTGAGGTCGGGCGTGGTTGGACCACCAATTATTTACACGGATCTGAGGTAGCCTTCTATCCAAACTCGGATATTATCCCGGGGTTATTACAGACAGTGCCTGAGGATAACTCAGAGATACTTTTAGAATCTACCGCCAATGGAGCGGGGGGTTGGTTCTATGATGCATGCATGAGAGCCCTAAGGGGCGAAGGGGAGTGGCAGGTATGCTTCATTCCTTGGAGCATGATGCCCGAATACCGCCGCAAGGTTGACCCATACTTTGAGAGAACCGAGGAGGAAGAGGTGTTGGCTAATATGTATCAGCTTGACAATGAGCAATTAAACTTCAGGCGAGGCAAGATACAAGACCTCGGAGGCGAGGATCTTTTTAGGCAAGAGTATCCTATTACCCCGCAAGAGGCGTTCCTCACAACAGGGCGTGTCTTTGTGGAGCCTAAGTGGATTGATGCCGCATACAATGAGTGCTATTCCCCGACTTGGCAGGGCGTGGTGCGAGGCAATGAGTTCATAGAAAATAACAATGGTCCCCTAAAAATTTTCGAGCATCCTAAAGCAGATTATAGGTATTGTATTGGGGTGGATGTTTCCGAGGGGCTTGAGCACGGCGACTATTCCTGCGTTCAGGTTCTGGACCACATGGGCTATCAGGTGGCGACATGGCACGGGCACATAGACCCTTTTGACTTCGCCGAGGTAATTGCCGCCATAGCGACCCACTACAACAAAGCTTGGACCTTGGTTGAAAGAAACAACCACGGACTTACAACCATCAGGAAGTTACAAGACATGGGTTACCCTAACCAGTATGTTGAACAATCGGTGGATGATGCCTACGTGGATCGTTTAACAAGGCGAGCGGGTTTCTTAACCACCAGTAAAACCAAGCCGTTGATTATAGATAACCTCACACATTTATTGCGTCAGGGTGAGTCAGGCGTAGCTTGTGTTGATTTAATTGACGAGATGCGTACGTATGTAATTGATGCACGAGGTATTACAAATGCACAACAAGGGTGTTATGATGATAGAATCATGGCATATGCTATAGCACTGTTTGGTTTAAACTCAATGCCAAGGAAACAGAGAATACAAATAACCAACAGACACAAAAGAGATTTTATTTAAATGAGCGAACTAGATAAAAAAGAAGTAGCCCCAGAGGGCATAGCGATGGCTGGCGACAGCGTCGAGATGGATGACCCGATTATCAGCCTTGGGGGAGAATTAAAATCAAAGTACTATGAGTTTAAGGATGCAAGGTCCGACATAGAGGACGACTGGGTAGAAGACCTTAGAGCATTCATGGGTCAGTACGACAATGATACCCTAGCGAAGATCAGGGAGAAGGGAGATAGATCACAGGTATATGTAGGTCTTACCCGCACAAAAGTACTAGCCGCCTATTCAAGAATCACAGATTTATTATTTCAACCCGGTCAAAGATTTTATTCAATTGAGTCTACCCCCGTTACCAAACAGCCAACCGTAGAGAAGGAGCTTACCGAAAGGGCAGCCCTAGAGATCATGGAGGCGGCTCAGGTAATCGATCCTATGATGGTTGATGATTTGATTCAGGCTAGATATAAAGAGCTTGTAAAAGAGCTTGACGAAGAAACAGACATCCGTGTTGAAAAGATGCTTGAGGTAATTAACGATCAAACTTTAGAAAGTAACCTTGAAGGCAACATGAAAGATGCTATTATGGAACAAGTGATATTCGGAACAGGTGCCATGAAATCAGGCACATTGAGAATAGAAAGAAATCACAAATGGATTAATTCTGAAGAAGGATTTAATCTAATATACGAAGAAGAACCTATGCCGGAGATGGAGGCAGTTTCTATTTTCGATCTATATCCCGATCCATACGCAACCTCCATTGATGACATGAGGTCTATCTTTAGAAGACACATACTCTCACGTGTGGACTTCCAACAACTAAAAGACTCCCCCGGATTTAACAGCGACCTTATTGAAGAGTGCATTCATATGAACC